ATGCTTATAGAGGTCCTGTTGCAGGAACTTAGGAGTAATTTAAATGGCAATTAGCAGAGCGCAATTGGTTAAAGAGTTGCTTCCAGGCCTGAACGCATTATTTGGACTTGAGTACGATAGATATGACAGAGAACATGAAGAAATTTATGACATGGAGTCAAGTGATCGTGCTTTTGAAGAAGAAGTAATGTTAACAGGTTTTGATACCGCACCCGTTAAGTCAGAAGGAGCAGGAGTAGCTTTTGACCAAGCGCAAGAAGCGTTTACATCAAGATATACTCACGAAACGATAGCATTGGCCTTCTCAATTACTGAAGAAGCAGTGGAAGATAATCTGTATGACAGACTATCTGCAAGATATACTAGAGCACTTGCTCGAAGTATGGCTAACACGAAGCAAGTTAAAGCAGCATCTGTGTTAAATAGAGCGTTCAATTCAAGTTATCCAGGCGGCGACACGAAAGAGCTTTGCGCAACGGACCACCCAACTGTGGGCGGTGCTAATCTGCGTAATGAGCTTTCTACAGCAGCTGACCTAAGTGAAACTTCATTAGAACAAGCACTAATTGACATTGCAGCTTTTACTGACGAGCGTGGCTTGAAAGTGGCTTTACAAGGAATGAAAATGATTATTCCTAAAGAGCTACAATTCACCGCTGACAGAATATTGATGAGCCCTGGCAGAGTTGGTACTTCAGACAATGATATTAATGCTGTTAAGAATATGGGCATGGTCCCTGAAGGATACACAGTTAATCATTATCTAACCGACACTGATGCTTGGTTCATAAAGACTGATTGTCCGAACGGATTCAAAATGTTTGATCGTTCACCAATCAGAACTTCTATGGAAGCTGATTTTGACACCGGTAATGTGCGCTATAAGGCTAGAGAAAGATACTCTTTTGGATGGAGTGATCCAAGAGCAGTATTCGGTAGCCCTGGAGCATAACCTAATATGGAACCCCGCCGGGGGTTTCTTACTCAACCCGGCACACTTTCTCTTTCTTTTTCACATCTTTCCAAGTAGTATAGTTATTGTATCTAGGAGTAACTTGTCCTACAGACTGACCTAGCAGACAAGCCAAGACGGTAGGACTTATTTTTTTCTTAGGAGGAAAATTATGGCTAAATCAACCTTTTCGGGACCAGTTAAATCATTGGCTGGTTTTATTTCCGCAGGAAACGCTAACGTAGTTAGTTTGACTGCTGACACAACTTTGACCGTGGCATCGCATGCGGGCAAAGTCTTGATAACCAATGACGCAGACGGTAAGTTCACACTACCTTCAATTGTTGCAACTGCACCAGGCAGTGACGACGATCCTAACCAAACCAATAATCTAGGCGCTACTTTTACATTTATAGTTGTTACAGCAGCGACAGATATGGACATACTGACCGACGGCACAGATAAATTTGTGGGCGGTCTTTATACTGGAGTCGATGATGCAACAGGTAAGACCTTTATATCTGGCTCAAGTAATGATGTTATTACTATGAACGGAAGCACTAAGGGCGGACTTGCTGGTAGTATTGTAAAAGTAACCGCGATGGCTTCTGCTAAGTATGCTGTTGAAGGACTCATTCTTGGATCAGGAACTATAGTAACACCATTCGCAGATTCGTAGGAGGTAACACATGGCTGATTCAGTCACAGGACCAACTATTCAATACGACTACGATAAGAAACTGGTTACATATTGTTCTGTTTATTCAGATGGAACAGGCAGTAGCACAACATTAGTTGACGTTTCCGCTTTGAACCAGTCTGCTAATAAAGAAACATGTGCTCATGTAGCGCTGAACAAAATCTGGTACACCTGTAGTGGAGCGCCTGACGCGCCAGCATCTCTTGATTGGGACGCAACTACAAACGTTACCTTTTTGACTTTGGCATACGATAACATGTTCGATTTTAGTTCTATTGGAGGTCTGGTCAATACGGAGGCATCGGGATATACAGGAGACGTTCTTTTAGTAATTCCGTCAACTGCTGATGCTGGAAACGAGTACACGGTTTGGTGTGAGTTTAATAAATATTACGAAGCACCTAATAACTAGGAGTAAAATATGCCGGGACTAACAAATAGAAGAAGAGCAATACAAGAAGGAACAGATTGGACTAAGCCTAATTCCAAGGCTAAAGGCTATAAGTACGGTGGCATGGTTAAAGCAGGAGGTGATTGGATCCCAGGAGTATCCGAGTCTATATCAAGAGCAACCAAAAGTACCAGTAAGCGAAAGAGTCCTATAAGAGGCTACAAAAGCGGCGGTAAAGTCAAGTCTCGTAGGCCTTAATCATGGCGACTTCAGGAACAACGACATTCGACTTGAGTGTCGATGAGATTATTGAAGAAGCATACGAGCGATGTGGAATTGAACTTCGTACTGGGTACGATTTAGAAACTGCACGTCGTTCGTTAAACCTTATGATTGCAGAATGGGCAAATAGAGGGCTCAATCAGTGGTTAATTGTTAAAAATAATTTTACAGTTACTGAAGGCACAAACTATGTCGATCTCGGCACAGATGTTATAGACATAACATCGGCTGTCATTCAAAGAGATAACACAGATTTTCAACTTGAGCGTATAAGTAGGTCTGATTTCTTATACACACCAGAAAAAGCAGACAAAGCTAAACCAACTCAGTTTTTCTTAGAAAGACACATAACACCTAGAATTTATTTATATCCGACACCGGAGAACTCTACAGACGTTGTTTATTATTACGCTTTAACTCGTATGCAAGACGTAGGGGATTATACAAACACTATGGAGACAGTTTTTCGTTTTCTTCCATGTATGACCGCTGGTTTGGCTTATTACATAGCAATAAAAAGAGCACCAGACAGAGTACAAATGTTAAAGCAAATATATGATGAGGAGTTTGATCGGGCTGCTTTTGAAGACATTGATTCAGTAAGCTCTAAATTTGTACCGCCAAGAGTGGTGATATAATGGCTTTTTCGGCGGGCAAATATGCTTGGGGTATTTGTGACATTTCTGGACAAAGATACAGACTAAAAGACATGAAAATGCAGTGGAACGGTCTTCGTGTTGGTCCAGATCAGTTTGATACAAAACACCCACAACTAGACCCTCCTCATTTTGCAACAGACCCACAAGCTTTAAGAAACCCAAGACCTGACAGAACAGAACCTGTTGCCGAAGCTTTATTGACCAATAATCCTTTTCTTTCAACAGCGGGAAGTGCGGTTATTAAAGTTTTTGAAGACGACCATGGTCGAAGTACCGGGGACAAAGTACGTTTTAGAGGAGCCGAGGCTTTTGACGGGTTCACCGTTGCAACGTTGACTGATCCAGACGCGTATGCAATTACAAAAGTCAACGACGACACCTATACTTTTTCAGCTGTTACTGGAACAGGCACAAGTGGTGCAAGAGGCGGAGGGGCCTTCGTTTCAGTGGGTCCAGCCCAGGCGTTGTTGCCTTTAAATCCGTTTAGGACAGCGGCTTCGGGAGAAAACGCTATAATTCATGTGACCGAGTTCAAGCACAACAGGACCACGGGCGACACAGTTCGTTTTCGCAGCACCGAAGCGTTTGATGGAATAACAACAACCGTGCTTGAAAGCTCAAATGGGTATACAATAACTGTTGTGGACGACAACGAATATAAATTTACTTCAACAGGAACCGCTACAACCGGTGATATTACCGGTGGCGGATCTACAGCAACAGCAGGGCCAACATCGTGAGTTTTACTTATAGTGGAATGAAAACAGCGATTCAGAACTACATGGACAGTTCTGAAACAACGTTTACCAATACGCTTGACACCTTTATTAAGCAAGCGGAAAACCGTATATTTAATACGATTGAGCTTAATGTTTTTCGTAAAAACGTCACAGGAACCGCTTCATCAGGAAACCAGTACCTGTCTGCACCTTCTGATTTTGTTGCACCTTTGAGCTTGGCTGTGTTGGATAGTGACAGCAAATACACTTATTTGTTGTTGAAACACCCTAGTTTTATGCGTAATTACACGCAAGCAGCATCAACGACCGGAGTACCCAAGTATTATGGTCAATTTGACGACGACACCTTTATTCTAGCGCCGACCCCCAACGCTAATTTAACGTTTGAACTGCATTATTTGTACCAACCTGCTTCGCTAACCGCAGCGGGCGACAGTGGCACAACTTGGATTTCAGACAACACCCCAGATTTATTGCTGTACGGCTCTCTTGTAGAGGCGAGCATTTTCTTAAAACAGGACCTTAATGAGACCAATATGTTTGAACAGCGTTTTCAAGAAAACCTTGTTCGAGTTAAAAATTTAATGGAAGGAAGATCAACGAGAGACGAGAACCGCTTTGATAAACAACGCGGTGTTGTAGCACCACAACAATAAAAATGCTAGAAAACAAACACATTGCACTGGTTGCTATGGGGCAGAGCCAACTGGATTTTCACATGAGCCTTTCTCATAGTCAGGAGTACGATGAGGTTTGGGGCATTAATTCTATGTGCGC